TTGACATATCTCGAATGTAACCTGATGCCGTTGGAAAGCTACTAGTTACTAACTCCATGCCTGTTGCCGTATTATCGGCAAAGAAAGCCGCATCATTAGTGATGTGAACATTACCCGTAACTGTGACATTGACATTGATACCGTCAGCCCAATTCCAACAATTACCGTAAAAGTTTTCAATACCACGATATTTCATAAACGATGTGCCAGGCTTTGCACTTACGCCTGCACCTGAAGTGGTATTAGTAGAGCCGTTGGCAATCGAATCACCTGCACCTGCTATGGTATGTGGGCTATCAGTTTGGTTGCCGCTTGAGCCAAAATACCCGCCATTGGTATTTCCTGCACCCAAAATATCTTGCGAGTAAAACGATTGGTGTTCAACAACAAACAACAATTGAATTGCAGACCATAAATCATAATCAAGTTGTCTCCAACCTGTACCTTTATTTGCCGAAAGCGTTCTAAATTCAGCACGGGTCAACCCAACCATTGGATATACGCCTTTTACTGATGCTAATTTGTCACCTGTTATTGGCGTTACATTGACCCCGACACCATTGCCGCCATCATTGTTATCGTAGTTCAGCCCAGAAATATAAGCAGACGCCGATACATCATACACGCAAGCATCGTATGCCCCTATGTAACGATAATCAACCTCTTGCGTGTCTTTGATAAACGCAGGGTGAATAACAAAACCAGATTGAGTAACAGCAGATATTTGTCTAGTAGCTGTTGTTGTTGCGTATATGTTGCGGAAATAAAATTTGGGTATTTCGACCATTACATCACCGTCTGTACCAGTCAAGTCTGAACTAGTGCCATCTGCTTTTTGAGTCCAATCGTTAGGGTTTAAATAATAATTAACAGTTCCATCAACATTTACAACACAACCTCGAATACGGTCATGTATAGCTGTAATAATTTGCTTGCGCCCACCAACCGCATTTGGCGTAGATGTTCCTGAATCCCAAGCAAACGAACCAGTAATATTAGTTATATCACCAAGAACGGTTAAATTGCCCGGCAACACAACATTATCTTCAGAATTTAAAAGAACAGCCTTGTCCGCAGGGTAAGTAACAAACACCTCTTTGTTACCCGCAGAGAAAGACACCAAAGAATCTGCGTTAGACGATTGAAGAACCGTATTTCTTGATAACGTCGTACCCGATGCAGTATATACACCGATGCCTATTTCCCACTCGGTTACAACTGCCGTTCCAACAATGGTGTAGTAACACTCGTTACCATCACCAATCGCCGCAAATGATTGAAACCCAGAAACAGCACCGCCAAGCGTTACTGAACCTGTGCCGTTAGTAACGCTCGTTTCTTTAACTCGGTCTGCAATATTGATAGCCATTTCATTACCTTTAAGCTAAGGTTACTGTTAAGTTACCTGTCTCAATTTTTAATATGTCGCCAGTCTGTATAGTCTTGCTATTGTTTAGCGCACCGTGATAAAGCATATTGCCACTAATAGGAGCGTCAAAGATACCAAAGAATGGAATTATTCCCCAGTCAGCCGTACAAGTTGGGAAAGTAATATCCGCAGTAGTTGTTGATGCACCATTTGACGGCGCGCCAAACGTTGCTGCTTGCCGTGCATAAGAACCGCCAGACACTTGCGTACCAGTATTGGCATCAGTTGGGTCAGTAGTGTATAGGCCAACGTACACGACAGCAGGGCTTGTGTAAGTGGTGTTACGCAGAGTAGCATTGATTAAAGCGTTTTCTAGGAAGTTCGACATTGCAGCCATAATTACCTCGCGGATAAAGTCATTGTTAATGGGACAGCACTATGCTCAGATGAATCATCGGCACTTGTTAGTGATGATAATCCACGATCATACATTCCAGCCCACAGTTGAATTCGGGCATCATTCATTAAATATGGTTCTGCTTCAATTAAAGCTCCATATAGTAATAAATCTGGACAGTATGCAAGAAAAACATTGCTTTGATTTGTATCTGTTAAATAGTTCGGAGATGCGTAATACAACATTCGTACCGTGTATTCAGCATCAGGAGCTGGTGCAAACTTAAACTCGTTTGCAATGATAGTATAAAAAACAGGCAAACCTGATTCGGTTACGCGCCCATTTCTAGAAAATATGCTAGGTGATAAATATTTCAAATCACGTATTGGGTTGGTGACAACAAATAGATCACGCAGCTCTAAAAAATCAATCGGCAACGATATTGTGTCATCTCCACCAGTAGTCGTGGTGGTCGAAGAATTTAGCATTTGCCGTATCCGTATATCACGTCTAAGGCGCACTTCTGCTAATCGTATAAAGTCAGGTATTTGAGCAGTCAAATCAGAACGTGCAAGGTAGCTTGCAATCGTAGACTGTAAGTCGGTGTAGTTCGTTATGCCCATAGCATTTCCATATGATTAAACTCTACCAGGTCTTGTTCTAAAGAAACGATTATCAGGGTCATTCAAAAACAGTTTCATTTCAGGTTCATTAATAACAGCAAACCCGCGCATAATACCTTTGCGGTTTAAGTCATCTATCACCGTAAGTGGCAACCGAGCAACGTGCGTCATATCACCGTACTTATCTTGTGATTTTACTTGATTAAACATTAATTTGTTAGCCTCAATTATATGGCTAACATCTTGTTTTGTTTCTAGTATTAAACCACCATCTCCATCAGAATGTGCAACAGTGTGTCTACCTGCAAACTCATCAACGTTTAATATTTTGTTCATATTTTAATTAGGGCGAGAGTTACCTCCCGCCCATCTTAAGGTTAAAGAGCCATGTTTAAATCAAACACGCCACCATGTGCAGCTTCGTTACGCATTTCCAACGTTAACTCAGCAAGAATCTGAGTCTTGTCGCTGTCACCAGTTTTTGCCAATTCATTTGTAGCGAATGGGCGAAGGTAGGCAACTGCTGCGTACTCAGGGTCTAGCACCAAAGCGTCACGCACACGCATGAAACGATTTGGTACAACAGACACAGAACCGAAGTCTGACAAATAAATATCAGCTGCGCCAATAATAGTCGTTGGTGCATCGGCTGGTGCCATGTAGCGTTGTTGAGCGATACCAGCAAAGGTTGATACTTTCTGCTTACCTGCTGCGCCAACCATTAAAACTTTAGGCATGCCACCGTTAGTGTAAACACTTGCAATAACTGTTTTTAACAGTGTTTCCGTAAACTCTCGGACTGTGCCATCTGTACGAGTAGTTGAGCCAATAGTAGTAGGGTCAGCACCGCCAGTACCAACCGATGTATTGCTGTCAAGCCAAGCCAATACAGAACCTAGCTTGCGAGCAACACTGCTAGAGCCTGCCGAGCTTGCTTGGTTTGAGCAAAGAATGCCCTCGATGTCACGCTTTAACTCGCTAGACGCACGGGCAAGTTGGTATGCTTTTTCACTCTTGCGACCAGCCTTGTTAACCGAGTCAAGCGTGCCAGAGACTTGAATAGTCTTTTGCACAATTTGGCAATAGTTACCTAGGCGAACTGTTGGTGATAGAGTAGCAGACGATGCATCTGCGCCCTCTACTGCTGCGTTTGCAGTGTTAACCGCAGTTAAACTATCAGTCTGCCATTCATGGAATACAGCAGTAGCTTTGCTACGCGCTAATGTATTTAAGAGTGGGGTCTCGGTTGGCGAAATGTTATAAATAACATCGCTTAAATCTTCACGTTGCCCAATGGCAGTGTGTGCGGTAAATGTAGCCATGATAAATCCTTATATGAATTGTTCAAAAACGTTAGCGGCATCGGCAACCCTGCCTGTGCGTCGCAATTGTTGCATGTTTGCTTTACTCTGTTCTGACGCCCCTTTGCCTTGTGATACGCCTGCTTTTAGCATTTTGGGTGCTTGAGAAACTTTCTTTTGCATACCCGGTTTTGATGCTATTAACTTGTCGTATTGCATGGCTTTGTAAAGTGTCATAACAGCTCGAGAATCATAAACACTAGCCAACTCTTGATCTGTCCACCCAATAGACTTAGCAAAATTACGAATGTCTTTGCGGACTGTTTCGCCTTTTTCAGGGTCTAAAAATTCAGGTATGTAAGCAGATAACTTCTCAGCCTCTAGCGCAACATGTTTGCCAATCATTTCTTTGTGTTCCGCTTGTTGCTGTTCGGCAATGCGTTGACGTTCGAATTGAATAGCTTGCAATTGATCTTTGCGCTGTGACAGCTCAGCTACTTTTACAGCATACCCAATCGGGTCTATATCTTTTAACTCATCAAGATTTTCGGCTTTGTTTTGGTTTGTGAGCATCTGCTCAATCATTCCTAGACGTTGCGCGTATGTATCTCTTAATCCTTTTGCTTGCTCTACGCCCGCTTTCTCCGTATCTAGAGATTTACGCGCTTCTGCAAGTGCTTGGGTTTTCTTTGTGTAGTCTGCCTCGCGTTGATATCCTCGGACTAATTCGTCTTGCGTGACCTCTATATCTTCGCCCGAAACTCTGACGCGATATTTTGGTTGCTCAACTTGTTCGCCCTCTTCCTCTTCGCTGTCATCGGTTGCATACTCTTGAACCTCAGACTCCGTTACAATCTCTTCGCTTTCATGTTCGGCTACCTGTTGCTCTTGCGAGTCATCACCGCCCATTAAACCAAGCATCGCACCAGCGGCACTATCTACAGTTAGCGCACCATTACCCGAATCGGGTGTCATGTTTTCGCTCATCTTAAACCCCTACTGCCAAAAATCCGTTTGGCTCGGTGTGCTGATAAGTCAGCAATTCTTAAAATATCTTCCATCTCTTGCTGTCAATCTGCTTGCTATCCGCTAACGATTGAAAGTGGGATATGACCAAATCTATCTGTTTATGTAGCCGGTAATAATCTTCACGCACATTTATATCTGATTCGTTACTGTTAACAATTTGCTGTAAACAATTATCTTTAATCGCTTTCATTTCACCCATGAAAAACTCATCGCGCAGTAAATTGATTGATAATTGTGCCTTGTCCATTAATCGTTACCGTTTCCACCGTTAAAATTTCCACCGTAAAAATTTCCAGAATCAAAAATTGCACCCATGGAATTATCAACAGGAGGAGGAGGGGGAGGAGTACCACGTTCAAAGTTTTGCAACGCAGATTGAAAGTCTGCGGGTATACGTGATGCCTCAGGTAAACCAAAGTTCATGGGTATCTGACCACCAAAAAATGGATTCATCACTGGTTGTTGCATCGGTTGACGTTGCATCTGGGCAATAGCATCGAACGGGTTGTATGCGCTTTGTTGCTGTCCAAATTGTTGCATTGGTTGCATTGATTGTTGCATCTGTTGCAAAGGTTGTTGCATAGGCTGTTGCATGGGCTGTTGCATGCTCGATTGCAATGACGCCATTAATTGCGAATCTAATTGTTGATTTCCACTCACCCGGGTATCCTCACATCGCTGGTTATGTCAGCACCTAGTTTAATTTGTTTAAGAGCAATCTCAGCCTGTAATTCTTGCTGTCTAAATTGTAACTCAAGCGCGTACTTTTCACGTTGCATTTGTAACTCCGCTGCCAACTTCTCGCGCTGTATCTGAATATCAACCGTTGCCTTTTCGCGCTCTAACTGAATATCAGCCTGTGCTTTCATTTGCCTTGCTTCAATATCAGCAACCGCTTTCTGTTGTGCAATTTGTAATTGTGCTTGCGCCTGTTGTAGTAACGCTTGCATTGCTGGGTCTTGCTTCGGCTCTTGTGGCTGTGCTAACTGTGCGTCTACCTCTGGCGTCACCTCTTTAAAGAATTCTGCTGAGTCCGTGAACCCCGCTGCTTCTATAAATCTACCCAAAGTTGCACGGTACTGTCCTACTGAACAAAGTGGATTACTTGGCCCGTATTGTTGAATAATCGTTTCTTGCTTAGATAAAACCATCTGCAACATCGCCATCTGTTCTTGCCTGTTGCCTGTGCCAAGCCCAACGTTTATTGATAGATCATATTGGTTCGACCACAATCTTGGGTCAATAGGAACGTATTTCCCGCGTAACCGAATAATGGTTGGCTTGTCCTGATACTTACAAACTAGTTGCAAGATGCCAGCGAATAAACTCTTAACCCCTGTTTCAGCAAATATACGGGCGATTAACTCTATCTTGCCACCCGCTGCTTGTGAGGCTGCTGCTACCGCAGCTGCGGTAACGTTTTGCAACACATCGGGGTTTAACCCTTGTTGAGCCTCAGAAATACCTGTTCGCTTACTTTGCTGATTATCCAAATACTCTAACATCGGGAACGCTTGACCAGCAACCTGTGGAACAACAATCGGCACAATAGCGTTTGGATTCTTCATGCGAATCACACCGCCGGGCGTTACCGAAAGCATGTCGTCAAGATTAACTTGACCCTCTACAACACCCATTCGCCCGTTGTTGCTTAGATATAAGTTGTCCAACATCTGACGCACTACTGTTGATTTGATTAGCTGAATGTCCATCGTGCGATCAGCCATAGACTCACCGAAAAACTTGTGCGGTATGGGTATTGGGCATAATGAATGAAAAGGCACATAGTCCGTTTCGATATCACTTAGTATGTCTGAACCCGCATAAAATACTTGGCGCAATTCTGCTATGCCATCGTCATCAATATCGGCTTTTATATAACATTCGTATACTTCAATTTCTTGCATCGCTCTGTCAATACTTGCCTGCTGAAACGGTTGCTCACCGCGTGAATATCGAGCCAATCGTTCCGATGTGAAGCTAAGTTCGTCAAAAGCCGATAATCTCTCAACGACTTCAGGGTCAAAACCCATTGCTATTAAATCCGAACGTGGAAGCAATTTCCTGTGTGCAATAAACGGTGAATCTTCAATATTTCTTGCCCGCTTACTTATAAGAAATTCCTCGGGAGGCACGTTTTCAATCTTAACTGAGCCTCGGCTTGTTTTTTTACTTACGACAATGTTGTGTGACCTAAACATCATAGGTTGACCCATTTCGTCAACTTGACCCTCAATCTCTGTAGTGTCTTGCTCAACAACATCTAGCGAATCGTCTGACAATAAAAGCATCAGTTCATCGTCAGTCAAATTTTCATAGGTCTCTTTTGTAACGTCTACCTTTGTGTCCCAGTACGCTTTGATGACGCCAACCTTTTGCATTAGCGCATCTTTGAACCAGTCGTGCAGTATTGTGAATCCTGAATTCTGTGCATAGAACACCCAGTTTGCATACTCTGTTGCTTGCTTTGCGCCCTCTTCATCGCCCGGGCCTTTTGGTTCAAAGCGCACAATATCATCTGATTGTGTAAACACGCGCACTAAACTTGGCAATGCGCCATCAATCGACTCAGCGACTTCGCCCGTTACTACTTGTGATCGTCCCTCTACTTCATTGCCATAAGGTTGGCGCAGATAAAACTCAAGAGCTTTAGCTCGGTCTAGCGTTGTTTCGCTTTCAAGATACCCAATCGCGTTATCAATTTCTGAATCAATAATCGCTTTAAGTTTCATTTCAGATGACATTCTTTGTATCCTTTTGATTGATACGCTTGCGTTCTAACAGTTTAATCTTTTCCTCTAGCTTCTCTATTCTTTCTATTAAGCGGTCTAATATGGATTGATCTAGTTTATTTCCCTGTTGTTGTAACCACATTATACGACCCAACCTGTGTTAACTTTAATTGGTTTCGACCAAGAGCTTATATCAAACACTCCTACTGCAAAATATCTAGCAGAATCTGCCCCGTGCGATGACCAGTCATGCAATGGCTTATCATAGAATATATTGCGCTTCTCGTCATACTCGCGTCTGTAATTCCTAAGACATTCTACACCTTGCTTAACTTTTGGCATATTAAACCAACAGTTTGGCAACATTCTTCTAAACGCTTGTATTCCATCATCGATTGCGAGTCGTGGCGCAACGGTGCAAGATAACCCAGCCTCTTGTAACACTTCTAGCCTGCTTCGCCCTGTCCCTAGTTCTCTGACTTGCACGTCATGTGGCAAGATGTGTTCAGCTTTATGCCAGCCTCGCTCTGTTAGTTCACGCACATACCAATCAAGCCCAACCCCGTGATTCTCTATAAAGTCCATGAATCTGTACTCTTGCCCTGATACCTGGACAACCCAGATAGCGGTTGAATCACCCATTCCTAAGTCCCAGCTCGTGTATGTTCTGCATAGATCATCGCGCACGATTTCTTTAAACCTACCCTGCTCTTCTAGGTCATTCATCAACTTACCGTAGTAACTGCCCTCAATCGCTGCGTTAAATGAACATTCAAATTCTTGGTTGTACTTATCATCACCCATCTCGCGCTTAGCTGCTTCTAGCTCTTCTGTATCTAGTATGCCGGTTTCGCTTGCCTTGAATTCGAGTAAAGCCCAATCAGGTTCAGCTTCAGCCCTATCGCGCAGTTCTTTAAAGTGATTCTGCCCCTTTGGTGTGCCAATAAATATTGCTCTCCCTTTGCGGTCAGCTAGTGCTGGGCGAATAATCTCGTTCCAAATCTTTGGGTTCTGATCTGCTATCTCATCTAGGACTACAAGATCAAAGTACTGTCCGCGCAATGAATCTGGGTTATCTGAACCAAATAACTGAATGCGCCTGTCCCAAAAGTCTACCCGTAGCTCAGCGATGTTAGCCACAGCCCCTAATGGTCGTGTGTAGTGTAGCAAGTAGTCCCAAGCGACACGTTTAGCTTGACCGTAAGTAGGCGCAATGTATGCCATTCTTGGGCGTTCTAAATCACAGTTGATAGCTGATTTGATTAACTCATTGATTGCGCTTACGGTTTTTCCAGCCCTTCGATGAGCGACTACAACGGTGAAACGGTGCTTGTCCGCAGCGTTATGCATCTCAACCTGAGGCGCACGTGGGCAATAATCAATAATTATTTCTTTAGTAGTCAATTCGAACACCACCAACACCAAATTGCCCTTTTCTGTTTCCTAAAACGTGAGTTGAATGCAACATATTTTGAGCGGGCGTTACAAATTCTAAATTTTCTACGGAGTTGTTTGTTTTTACACCATCAATATGATTTACATCTAATGACTTATCACCATCAATAAAATGTTCAGCGACTAACCGATGTATATAATAATTTTGTCCTTTAAATGACAATCTTATTCCAAGGTATTTACCGCAACCAAAAATTTTAAGTATTTTTCCTTTTACTTTTCTTTTGGTAGGTTTTCCCCATCTATCATTTATGTTTTCAATAAAATCTATAGACCTAACTCTACCGTATGAGCTAATTTGATGTCTGTTTGAATAAGAAACATTAATCCATTCTTCATTATTCATGGCTGTTTGCCCATTTCACGCTTACCTTAACGTCGCCACCATCAGCACCTGTTAGCTCTGTCCTAGCAAGTTTGGGTATGTGATACTCCGCAAGTTTTTGCAATAAGTCTAATGCTTTATCGGGTGCAGGCTTAACGCCTAGGCTTTCATCACCGTAAGCAACTAGCTGTAGCCACGTGTCCATGTTTCCCGCATTTCGCTCTAGTAGTTTAGCAATTGCGTCGCGCACGATGGTTGTAGACTTGTTAGGTGTGCCTTTAGGTCGACCCTTGCCTGTGTTTGTTAAATTTCCAATATCTTTCGCTACTTTAGCGGTCATGTTCGACTCCTAACGGGTCATCGAGTTAAGTTAAACTTACTATACTTATACTGTTTACAATGTTAATATAAAAATTATGGTTCTTACTTTATTTTACACAACTGGAGAAACTTTAATGAAACTTACTGTTGATTTTACTAAGTTAGGCCCTAACGTTACAGTTGATCAAGAAATGGCTGACTTAACTTACGACGAGTACTACGCTATGATGGCAGACGCAATACAAACTTTACAAACACACCTGTTAGGTCAATACTCTATTGACGAACACTCTGAAAATAACGGTTAAGATTTTCAAGAAATTGATCATCTATTAATTCAGACACGCCAGACTTACGTTTTTCTAATGCACCAATAACATTTTGCCGCAAATTACCTTTTTTTCCTGCCATTTCTTCTGAAACATTTTCAAATCTTTTTTGCATTATTTGTTCAACAGGAATGCTTTGACCTAAAGTTCCTAAGTATTTACCTGTGAAGTCTGTGTTGTATGTTGGGTTAACTGACGGGCTTAATTGCATTCCTTCTGGCGATGAGCCAATAACAGTATTTCCAACAAAGCCTTTAGGCACTCCGACAAGTGATTGGTCGCTAACAGCACTAACAATATCTTCTGCATTAAACCCAAATTGTTCTTGATTGCCTTTTAGGTACATTCGGTTAGCAAGTGCTTTGCGTAGTTCACCCGCAGTTGTTCCAATTCCCTCACCGCTTAACAATTGCGCCCTACCCTTTTCGGTTTCTACGCCTGCAAACCCAGTAAATGGTTTAAAGTCAGCTTTCTTACCGTCTGGGCTAAATGCCCTAATTTGATCGTTTAATTTTTGTAATGCTACTTTTGTGGGTTTCGCTTGGTCAATAATTCCTAACAATATTTCTGATGGCATCACCGAAAAGTTTTCGGCAAAGTCACCCATTGTTATTGGCAAATGCAAAATTTTTCCTGTCCCACCTGCGGCTAAATTTTCTTTTATAGCTTGTTGTTCTCTATCTCTAATACGTTTTGCAATACTTTCTCCACTTGCGCCAGCAATGTTTTGAGCTTGCAATGCCGCATCTCTTGCGTAGTCTTGCCCACCATGCGTAATAACAGACTGAGGTAGCTGCACATCTGAAACAGATTTTATTGCAACGTTTCTGCTTGTGCTATCCCAAGGCATGACCATTACACTTGAGCCTAAATAATCTTCCATGTTGACTGGGGTTTTATCCAACAAACCGCCCAAGTTTTCTGTTTCATATCTTGTGCCAACTGATGGGTCGGGTTTTAATGGCGTTGTTGGTCTGTAGCTACCTATTGCCGCAGGTAATAAACCCAAGCTAGACAGCGCATAATTCAATGCCGCAGAGCCATAGTTACCCGACTCAAAGTCTTTCTTGGCTTGCCCTACGCCTTCTATCGATTCACCTGCGCCTAAACCATAGCCCACAAATGGCACAAAGTCCGCAATGCCGATACCGCCGGGCATGACGCTACTCTCGCCACCCAATAAATTCTGGGCTACCCTGCGTGAGTATCCCCTATCCATTCCTATGCTCTCTAGTAGCCCTTGTGTGGCGTCTGAGCCTTGCCTGCGAAATGATGGTTCATACGCAGTAACCTCGTCTTGCCTTGGCGTCAGTAATCCCTGAACAGCAGTCGGTTGATAAACAGGCTGTTGTGCAGGAAGTAACTGTTGCAAATACTCTTCAAGCGTCATGCTTATTTCTTTTTAGCAGTCTTTGCAGCAGTCTTGAAATCTTTAGCCGACGGTGCATTCTTGCTACCTACCTTGTTCATTTTCTCGCCTGAACCCGCTTTTATGCGGTCTTTCTTTGCTTTAATGTTCGCATACAAACCTTTCATTTATGTCACCTTTATAAATATGTGGACATTACATTTTTTCAGCTTTTTCGTAACCTTTTGATTCTTTGCCTTCGTGCATTGATTTTGCTTTCATGCTTTTGTATTGTTCTTTTCCACCGTATTCTTTAACGCCTTTATTACCCGCAGCCTTGACTGCCTCCTTTACCCGATTACCGTTGTCTGTGCATGATTTCATTTTGTAATCTCCTTGTTATTTACATTATAACAACTATGTACAGGTTGTTGTGCAAACGTTTCCTGTACAACAAGTTGAACAAACAATAGTTTTACCCCCCGCAAATATAACCTGAGTTGTGCAGTAAGCAAAAGCACTTACTGAAAATGTCATAAGAATGATTGCTAATAATTTTTTCATTTTGGTTTCTCCGTTTGTAAATAAAATACTATTTGTTGTACTTCATC